CCATGCCGCCAACGATTCGCGCTTCTCGGCTGTTTGAGTCGCAGACAATATTGTAGTAACAGATGGCAGTTTACTATCATTAATATCATAATGACGTTTACCATCTATTACTTCACGAATTGTTTTAGGATATATGTAACTATTATTTCTTTTCATTATGTACCTTGTTAATTATAAAATAAGCAACAATGGCTCCAATTAATATGGCAATCAGACCCATTGCTAACATTCCAAAACCAAAACCTGGTGTCAAAATATTATAGCTCCTACGATGACACCGGCTATAAACAAAATAATTTCTTGTCTATATAACAGGGACCATACTTTAAATTTTTCTATATATTTATTCATACTATTTCCTTTATTTAGGTTTACTGTTTTCAGAAGCTGTAGACCATTTTAAATTATCAGCTCTATAGTCTAATATATTTCTATTCATGTGATCTACATACTTTTTCTTGTCAGGCATATCATTAACTACAAAAGCTAATGCTACGAGATTGTGTGCATAAGCTTTGTAAGCTGTTCCATTGTCCATTAAATCATATCTTGGGTAGCCACTTTGATGACCACCAAATCTATAATTAATAACAGTGCCTGTAGAACCTTGTTTATAACTTTTTAGATAAGGATAAATTTTATTATCATCACCTAACGCAGGATTGTTGTGTCCTGTCTTAAATATAAAAAAAGTGCCTGGTGTAATATCACTCAAAGGATTAACTCTCCATTCACTTGAAGGAAGAGTTGAGATGTCTACATAATCTACATCCTTAATTAGATGTTTAGAATCTAATTCAGGAAATAGACTGCGTTGCTGTCCTATCATGGATTACAATCTCTCCTTGGTTATCACACTCTTTACAATCAGCCCAAATTTCTTCTTTGGCCAAATGATATGGAATTCTAACATATCCATTTCCTCTACACTCCTTACAGATTTCTTTAACTACCTTTTCCGTTTTTGTATCCATGTTTCTTTCCTTCTTTTTTAGCAAGACTTTCTATTGTTTTACTTACAGTTAAGTCGGCGTCAGTAATTTTACCATCTCCTAGAAACTTTAATACTTTATAAGTCGCTACCGATACGGATACTGACTTAAATTTAGCTGGATCAGCCATGTTGTTTGTCCTTTCTATTGTTGTTTTCTATTTTCATATATGGGAATCTATAATAATAAAACAAGGGTTGCAAGTGTTATTTTTTTAAGATAGAAAGAAAGTCTCTTCTCACACCTTTTGTTTGTTCGTCCCTTTCTTGGGACGGGCAGACAACTTAGAATGATTCTAGACTTCGCTCATAGGTTGACAATAGAATTTTACGTGGGCATATACTTTATTGACAGTTTCTGGCCCCATTTCTGCCAACTTCTTAGATGATTCGCCATAGCCAAATTGTAGACACTCATACATCGTGCCAAATTCTTCAGGCCATTGATATGGTTCGATACATTGTCCACTCATTCCTGAGCACATAATTAATATTAATACAAATTTCATTACTTTCCTTGGCCACGATACTTCTTAAAAGATCTACGTTTTGATTTGTTCATTTTTGTAAGACTAGGTTTACGACCAATCGACGTTTTGTGAAAGATAGGCTCATGCGCTATCTTCATATAAAGACCTTTAGCTTTTGCCATCGTCGTCTCGCCATTCTCTTACAAATGGTGTTGTTCCTTCAGGCGCCATGATTGCAGGAAGATAACTTATTTTACCATTGATGTGTTGTTCTAAATCAGCTCCACAATTCATACATCTGTAAAATTGTTTTGTAAGTCCGACTAACAAAGTTAATTCATCACAAGTGGGACACTTGCCTTGAACTACTTCAGCCTGAAATTTTAGAAAGTTTTTTCCTGTCATAACGTTTCTTAGACTTTACCACTTTTTGTTTAAAATGTCTTAACTGTTTTGCCACAGGATTCCTGTGCTTGTTAGACTTTTTCATCAGTCTATTATTCTTATAATTCTTTTTCTATCTTGGTAAACCTCTGTCTCTGCCTTTACCTTTTTACATTTAAAGACT